AGAGCGTTAGTATCTGACGGTTCAGGTAAAGTAGCCGTATCAGTTATTACATCTACAGAGTTAGGTCATTTAGATGGTATTGATCAAAATATTAATAGTAACTTAGCCGCTTTAGCGTCAGGAATACAAACAGGTAGTATTACAACACTTGCTAACTCAGATACTGATTTTGGAACATTAACCACTGCTAATATTGCTGGTTCAGATGCTTTTGGACAAGCCGTTGGAGGTGTAACAAACGTAGACCTGTTAAGTGACCCAACAGGAGAGTTGGATAGTGTAGATTTAGTAGCACTTAGCTAAAAATTATTGCCAATCACTAAAAAATGTATTAAGCTACATTTTAGATAGGATTAGAAATGACAACAAAAGTAAGTCCATTTATGGGCGGTCTAGGAATAGACGCAACAAGTAAATTTGAAGTATTAGCTAACGCAACCGTAACCATTGGTGGTTCAGCGACGGGCAATGTTACAATTGGTAATGTCACCGTTTTAGGTGACAAAGGTATTATCCTTAACAGTAATAATTCAGACCCTTTGATTAAAGTTTTAGGTTCTGGTCCAAATTTTATACGCTTTATTGATGGAGCTGATGGAAGTGTTACAACAAATGCAGTAGATATTGTATACAGAACTACACCAAATGACTTGCTTATTGAGAGAGCTGGCGGTCAAAACATAGCTGAGTTTGGTGGCGATGATGGTCATGCAGCTTTATATTTTAATGACGCTAAAAAGTTAGAGACAACCTCAGGCGGGATAGAAGTTACAGGCACAATAACAATAGGTTCTGCAGGAATATCAGAAACAGAGCTTGAAATACTTGACGGTGCTACGGTAACAACAGATGAGTTAAATAAGTTAGATGGAGTAACAGCAACTACCACAGAACTTAATTATGTTGATGTAACCACACTAGGAACAGTAGAAGCAAGTAAAGCAGTAACAGCCGATTCAGATGGTAACGTTAAATTTTCTGATAGTGATGAACTAAAATTTGGTGATAGTGGTGATTTAAGAATACTTCATAATGGTACACATAGCATTATAAAAGATGGTGGCACAGGTGATTTAGAATTAGCTGGAAGCACTGTAAAAATGAGAAATGCTGGAAGAACCGAAGAGATGCTTGTTGCAACTCAAAATGATGCAGTAAAAGTATATTTTAACAATGTCGAAAAAGCTAGAAGCGCAATTACAGGATTTGATGTATTTGGAAACGCAAATGTAAGTTCAAACGTGCTTGTAGGTGGAAACGTAGTCGCTACAGGTGATATAGTCGCAGCTCATTATCATGGAGATGGGGGACTGTTATCAAACGTAGCAGCAGCTACTGCTAACCCTGCCACTAGTTTAGCTGCAGATACAGATTTTGGCACATTAACAAGCGCTAACACAACAGCTGCAACAGATGCATTTACAGTGGTTATATCAGATGCGATTGACGCCTTTGATTTACTTACAGAACCTGCAAGAGCGCAGGAAACCTTAAATTTAGGTGCATTTTAACAAGGAGAGAAAAACATGCCGACACAATTACAATTTAGACGAGGAACAACGGCACAAAACAACTCGTTTACAGGAGCAGTGGGTGAACTATCCATTGATACTGATACTGAAAATATTAGAATCCATGACGGTTCTAACGCAGGAGGAGCAGAGCTATTCCCTGCAGGTGCAATTATAGCTATGGGCACAAGTACACTACCAGCAAACGGTGGGTGGCAACTTTGTGAAGGAGCTGCAGTTAGTAGAACAACATTTGCTAGACTATTTGCAGTTATTGGAACTACTTTTGGAACAGGAGATGGAAGTTCCACTTTCAATCTTCCAGATCTCAAAGATAGACTACCATTAGGTAAAGGGTCAAACAACGATACCCTAAACGCAGCTACAACAGGGGCAGCGGCTTCTGCTGTGGTAACATCAGCTGCAACAACACCTTCTTTCTCAGCAAGTGGGTCAGGTACAGCGTCTATTGGAGGTAAGGATACGTCCGGTAACATATCAGTTATTGGTGGTGGTTCTGTTGGTTCACATACTCATGCAACAACAATTCCAAGCGTAACCGTTCAGTTTATAATAAAGACATGAATGATACAAGAGAGTTGGATCAAATTCAACAAGAACTAGATCAACTACAATCTCGCAGCAATCAAAATAAACAAACGATTTCTGCACACGAAGCCGTATGCCAAGAACGATATGAGCATATTGCTAAAACCCTCGAAACAATGCACGAAAAAATAAATAAACTAGAGTCACTCGCTACACAAGGTAGATCATCTCTCCGTACCTTGTGGTATGCAGGTGCAATAGTAAGTGCAGGAGCTGCTTTTGTTTATACATTATCACAAATATTTCCAAAATGAGTTTTTTCAAAATTCCTGTCAGCAGGTTGTGTGAAAGACTTCCAAAACCTGTAACTTTTAATGAAGCCCAGACTTCTATGGTAGATGGTTTGGAAAGTCATAGATTTTTTGTAACTATCTCCGCAAGACGTACAGGTAAATCATATGCAGCCGCAATATTAGCTTTCGCAAAATTATTAGAACCTTCTCAACAAGTTATGGTTGTTGCACCAAACTTTTCATTATCTTCAATTATATGGGATTATGTTACAGATTTGATAAAACAAATGGAACTTGAAGTAGATCGTTTCAACCAAAAAGATAAGGTTGTAAAACTTATAAATGGTAGCACTTTTAGGCTTTTATCCGCTAACAATAGAGATTCTCTGGTTGGAAGAGCTGCTAACTTATTGATTGTTGACGAGGCCGCTATAATTCCTAATGATGAGTATTTTACTAGAGATTTAAGACCTGCGTTATCAACCTTTAAAGACTCTCGCTGCTTATGGATTTCAACTCCTCGAGGTAAAGGTAATTATTTATTTGATTACTATAATCGTGGTGTAGATGATGAGTATCCTGATTGGGGCTCTACTATACACACCTGGAGGTCAAATCCTTTATTGTCTGAAAGTGATATTAATGAAGCTAAAAAAACTATCACAAGAGCTATGTATTTACAAGAGTACGAGTGTGAATGGACAACCACTGAGGATCAAATATATCAAGGATTAGATGAGAAAAAACATATTGACGATTATGTTGGTGAAAGATTTTTAGAAGTTGTTGCAGGGTTAGACGTAGGGTACAGAGACGAAAACTGTTTTGTTGTGATTGGATTTGATGGTTTAAAATATTACATAATTGATGAATACATATCTAGAGAATCAACCACATCAGAGTTAGCTGAAGTTGTAAAAGAAAAATTAGATTTTTGGAATATAGATAATATTTATATTGATAGTGCAGCTCAGCAAACTAAAGCAGACTTTGCTTATGATTTTGACATTTATTGTGAGAATGCAATAAAATCTGTTAATGATGGTATCTCATCACTTCAAGCATTAATTGAACAAGATAGATTATTATTTGACACAGAGGGTGCCATGCATTGTTATTCAGCCATGAGTAGCTATAAATGGAATCCTAATACCGAAACCCCTAAGCCTGTTCACGACTGGGCATCACATCCGTGTGATGCTATTAGATATGCTATTTATTCACACCAAAAAATGAGTTCTGTAAGTGTCTTCACCCATTAGGATAATTATTTTATGTTATAGAAGATGGGGTAATGTTGATGCCATTGTTAAGGCATTACATAAATATTTTCCTATCACTGTTATTAATAATTTACCAAATCATGAATATGCTAATGAGAATGCTGAAATTTTGAATAATAAACAAAATCGTTATTGTATGACAAGATGGATAAAAAGTGCTATATACCCTGAGCCTTTTAAATTAGTTTTAGATGATGA